GCTCCATAGAGGAACGCATAGATGAAAGTCTTTGCTTGACTTCGTGTGTCAACACCACTAGCAAGTTGGTTTGCTGTATGAATGTCTCCAGTGAGTATTTCATTTGTATAGTCCTTATCCTTCATGTAGTGAGCCAACATACGTAACTCAAGTCCCGATGCATCCATACCTACAATCTTGTAGCCTTTGGGTGATGTCCAACAAGCACGACACTCTGTGCCATAAGGTGCGCTTGAACTGGGGCATTGGGCAAGGTTGGGTGACGAGTGTGTCATACGACCAGTCACTGCTCCGTTAGCGTTTACGTATCCGTGTACACGTCCATCATCTGCAACAGCATCTAACCATGACTGTATCTGTGCAATACGCTTCTGAACCATTAGGTACTCAGCAATCATATTGGCTTCAGGTATACCAGTTACCTTAGATAGTACAGACTCATCGACAATAGCTTGACCCTTCTCTGTAAACTTCTCTGGTTTCCAACCAAAGTACTGCAAGTATCTAGCTATCTGCTGACGTGAACCTAAGTTGAACTCTGGGTAGTCTATGCGCGAGAACGTCTGTACATAATCCCGCCACTGCTCTCCTGCAAATTTAAGACCGACCACAGACGCTTCGCCACTTTTCTTATACTTCGGGGTGACTTGTTTAACATATGTAGGTAGCGGTATGAATTTCTCATGTACCATGTCTTCAAGTTCATATTTCTTCTCCTTTAATTCTGCTAATAATAGGAAGGCGTGTTGTTCATCTAACAACCATCCTGTTTCTGTTTGGCGAGTAATAATATTCTGTACGCTGTGTTCAAGGTCAATGCTTTCGCTTCTAAAATTAGCCAGTACCCCTTGTAACGCGTGGTACACTTTGACATTAACCAACACGTCTTGCTTACAATACTCCACCATGTCTTGCGAATACGTAGTCCAATCACTGTGTTCTCCTTTAGGGAAACCTAATCGCTGTCCCCAGTTATCTAAACTGTGACCACCTTCCCGTGATGGGTCAGTAAGTCTTGACAATACCAATGTATCTGTAATTTTACAACTACTAAAGTCTGTACCTAACAAGCGTTCAAGAACTGGTACGTCATAGCCAATGATGTTGTGACCAATGACCTCAGCATCTTTGATATAAGCATTGAAGTCCTGTAACGTATCACCTGAGAACGTAACTGTCTCTTGGTTCGATAGGTCGCAAGCAACGATTACCCAAACCTTTGTAGGCTTTAGTCCGTTAGCTTCTATATCAAAAACAATCTTCTTCACTAGAACTCCTGATTATCGTCCGATACAGGGCACGATGTTTCAATCATACGACCAGTATCTTTGTCATAGTACAGGTAACAAGCCGCACCCGTTAATCCTGCATATCTATTCTTAAGTACACGCACTGTAGTTGTGTTACGTATCTGTGCATCTTTGTTCTGTTGGTCACGTTCCAAACCAATCACCATGTCCGATAGCTGTGCGATTGCGGCAGAGCCACGTAGTTCAGCCAAGCTAATCTGTCCACCATCTTCGTGTGCTTTACCCGATGGTCTTCGTAGGTGAGACACCAAGAACAATCCAACACCTGTCTCCTGCACTAACTGTCGTAGCTTAGTCATAATACTGTCGATGGCTTTACGTTCGTCACCATTCTCTTGGTCTGACACAACGATACTCAAGTGGTCAAGAATAATCCATTTACAATCAAGACCTTTCGCCATATACCTAATGCGACTTAGTAAGTTGTCTTCGTTGGTAGAACCCCAGTGGTCAAACATATAGATACGTCCTGTACCTAATGTCTTGTCCCAAAATACCTTCTTATCTTCCCTGCTGAAGTCGCGGCTCAGATGTAGAGTCTGGTTTGCCTCGATGCTCATAATCCCTAGAGCAGTCTTTGGTATGTCCTCTTCCAATGCGAGTATGCCGATGTTGTCGTCAGTCGCACCTAGTAAGTAGTGTTCCAACTCTCTGACAATCTGTGACTTACCCATACCAGAACCACTGGTTATTGTTACAAGTTCCTTCTCTCTGAAACCAAAGGTCATATCGTTCAAGCACGACCACGGGTATGGTATGGACTTAACGTCCTCCTGTGCTACGATTGAATCCCAAGTATCTAGTCCTGCAATGATACCGTCTGGTTGATAGGTCTTAGCATTCCACCATTCCTTGATGAATCCCTGTACGTTACGCTCCTTGAGCATATCTCCTGCGTCCTTTGCAGATAGCTGTACGTTCTTCGCCTTGTTCGGTGTAAACAAATCCAACACCGCGCGTGATGCTTCCTGACCTGCTTTGTCACTGTCGAAACAGATGACCACGTTATCAAAGGATTCAAGCCATTCCAAGTTCTGCTTAATGTCCTTCACTGCGCCTGATGCACCTGAGCGTATTGACACTACAGCCCACTTACCATCAAACATCTCTGACACTGCTAGAGCGTCTGCTTCTCCTTCTACAATCGTTATGTATTTACCACCACCTTTGAACGCTTGCTGACCAAACAGCCCCGCATTGTCGAACGTACCGCTTGCATAGAATGCCTTGTTACCTACTATGCGTGACTTGTTCCCTGTCTGCGCGCCTGTGTCCTTGTCAAAGTATGGGTAGTGGTGCTTACTTATCTGACCCTCTGTATCGTACTCAACTGTAACGCCAAACTTTTTGCACGTTGCCTCTGATATACGTCTGTCGGGTATTGATGCTACTACTCCGTTCATCTCTAATGTCCTGTTCGCTTTTGGTTTACTCTCTATAACCTCGCCTGTTGCCCTCTCGTAGTGGTCACAACCGCCTGTAAAGCAGACGGCGTGCCCATCGGAGTACCTCGCGAGATTGTTCTTAGAGCCACACGAAGGGCATGGCTCATGCTTAACAAAATGCGAGTCAGTCATTAGAAGTCACCACCTCCTTCGGTAGCCTCTGCGAGTTCAATCACCTTGATGGCTGATAGATACGTTGACGTGCCGTGTACTGGGTGAGGTTTCCCTTCCGCGTACTTAACCCGCACCTTAGAGCCTCTGGTCAAGCGACCTACGAAGTCTTTGCCATCTGCATCAAACATCGGTACTTCGTACTTGGTGCTAAACTTACGCTGTGCTGTGCCTTCGTACTCTCGTAGCTTGACACCTTTATCAGCAAGTTTATCTGCATCTTCTGGTTCTAATGATAAAACCAGTGAGTACTTACCTGTTGATTGACCCTGATATTCTTCGTGTTCGTCAAGGTTTGCGAACGCTACGTTACCTTCTAATACTGCCATTGTAATTTGCCTTTTATAGTTAATTAAAGATTACTTTAGTATCTTAAGGATACTTTAGGATATATTTTAATATATATAACTAAGTATCCTTTAGATTACATAAATATTATATCATGTATTACTGTTGGTTGCAACTGTTTATATAAATTAATTGTTACTCCTTATTATATCACGTTCTTCTGCTGTTGACCAGTTCTCTTCTATCGCCTCCTCTGATGCCGTATGGCACTCGGAGCATAGGTCAAGAAATTCATCGGTCACCCTGTCTTTTCTTCGTAGCTCTGTTTCAGTCAGTATAACGTCACACGCTTTGCATCTGCTCATTATTCAGCCTCCGTATAGGGTCTGCCATAGGTTATTGATAGGAACGGTAGCAGGATTACTACGCCCTCGAAGGGCATCGTGCTGTGTTCCTCTGTGATGTGATTGTATACCCATACAGCTTTGCTGTCTACAAATTCAAGGTCACACCCTACGCCATTCCTTAATTCAATTGTCAATAGTCTGTCAAATATTTTTGTGTTAATCATTGTCTAGTTCTCTCGCTGTTAAGTCGTCATCGTGGTAGTCATCGTTAGTATCATAAGGCTTGTAGTATCCCTTACCTTCGTCATAATCGCTGTAGTCGTAACTAGGGTCATCATCGACCCTGCAATAGTCTCTACCTGTCATTTTGTAATGCTCCTATCTTCTGTGCGTACTCGTAGCCCGTCCTGTAGCCTTCTTGGTACGATTCGTTGCCGTCTGGGTCACAGTTAAAGCCATTGACCCCATCATATTCACCGCGTTCCATGTCTGTAAACTCTTGGAAATACTGTTGCATATTGTACGTGTTCTCTGCTAAATCTTCAAGCTGTGCTTGCTGTATCGCGTCTTTACTCATATTTTTACCTCTCATTACCAGTTATGGATTACGCCCGCAATAATAAACAGGCACGTCACCAAGTTTAATAATACCACAGCAGACCGCATTAGTGCAACTATATCTGCCTCTTTGTTGCTGTCTCCTAGTTTTTCACCAAGAGACAACGCCCACAGCCGCCAGAGTTTACGTCCAAGAGAAATCAAGGGAAACCTCCTCAATGGCTACGTCAGTGTGTCCAATGTTACGCCATACCTCCGCTATATCTTCGGCATCTTCACGCCTCACAAAGTAATCTGCGACCTCTACGCCTCCCACCCAGACTGTATACATCATTTTTTAGACCTCATAACTCGTTCTGCATGGTATCGTCTACCATAGCTTAACAGATTGTCCGCGTCCTTCTCCGTCACTTGGTAATGCTCTGCGAACTTTTCCACGGTCGAATAGTTGTTGAACCATTCCAGATACAAGTCTGCTAGTTGTTCTCCTAGATTAAATACTTTCACTGTTCGCCCTCCTCTCCCAACCATAGGGCATAATCTTTTATCTCCTCTCGGAGGTTGTCGAGGCGTTGCTCGAAGTCGAACACATCATCCTGTAAGGACTCATCGCAACGCTTGCGTAATTGCTCCAATCTACAAGAGGCATCGAACAAACTATCCTCTACGTGCTTGCCTCTCAGTTCTTCCGCTAGTTTTTCGTTGTTCATCGCTTCGCCTCTGTCAATTCGTCAGTATCAATCCGCACCAAGTAACTATGTGTGCCGTTCATCGCTTGTAAAATCATATCTTCACCAAACAAAACGTCATAACCTCCGACCTCATTTTTCTCTACAGTCGCGCCTTGTTGTTTGAGTTCCTTAAGCACTCGCTGAAAGTCCCGCTTGCCGAATATCTTGGTGCGCGTGTTGCTATCTTTGTCAAATTTTCTCATGCTCAATGCCTCCGTGGGCTTGTTTAATTTCAATTTAGAAGGGTACTCTACAGAATACCCAACCAGATTGCAACTAATTATTTTACAGCGTACCAACTGCTAGACATTGCCTCCTTGTTACCGTTGCGCTCAATATGCATTGACCAGTCCTTGGTATAAACTCGCGCCTCTTTACCCGCCAGTTGTAGCACGGCATTAAGTCTGCTCTGCGTGGTACGTGTTTCCCAACCCGCGTTCGATACTAAAATTATCCCGTCATAGTGTTTTGCAATGGCGTTGCCGTGTAGATACAACGTACCTCCTGCGCTCTCTGTGTTGTCTTTGCGCGCATCTTCTCCGCGAATGAATGCTCCAACTATGTCCTTCTCTATCTGTCTCATGCTATCTCCTCCAAGTCTTTTTGTGCTTCTAGTTCGACAACCTCAAGGGCGCATTCTAACGCATCTTGTTCTGTCTCTATATTGTAACAGGTGAAGCAGTGATAATCTACCCATTGTCCGCCTATTGCCGTTTGTAGATTGAAGGTCGCGCCCTCGTTCCACTCAATGCGGATTTCCTCTCCCGTTGTCGGGTCTATCGTTTGCCAGTATTTCATTATGCCACCTCCTTCTGTAGTTTTTGTTTCTGTAGAGCTTCGAGTTCGTGTTTCATATCTAGATATTTGTTCAGCAGTCTAGACGATTCCTCGTTTAGTTTGCCTCTGTATTTAGGCAGTAGAGCCATTTGCGCCTTGTATACGCCCATCGCTTCGTTTTCATCACGTTCTGCAATGGCGTTGTATTCTTCTGCGCTTTCCTCGCAGTATGTATTTAATGCCCATTTGCGCCACCTGATAGCTTCGATATCCATCTTTAACTGTTCTTGTTTCAACTGGTTATATAAGTCTGTCTTGGTCATAATGTCCGCCCTCCGTTGGGCTGTGTTTGTCTGTGTATGCCGTTCATTATATAGAAGTTTGCTATGTTGTACAATGATTTATATGCATGACCTAAATTAACTATATGCACACAGGTA